TTGAAGAGTCTCACGCATCCAAGCACCTTCGTTCTACTGCCTTTGAGTGCGCCCTGTTTGGTACTGGCGTAATGAAGGGTCCGTTTGCAGTCGATAAAGAGTATCCTCGTTGGAATGATGAGGGTGTTTATGATCCGGTGATTAAGACTGTTCCTATGGTCTCCAATGTGTCCATCTGGAACTTTTACCCGGACCCAGATGCCAACAACATGGAAGAGTCTGAGTTTGCCATTGAGCGTCACAAGATGTCTCGCAGTGATCTCCGCAAGCTTGCTACTCGTCCCTACTTCCGTAAGAATGAGATTGAAGCTGCAATCAAGTCTGGCCCCAACTACATCAAAGAGTGGTGGGAACAGGTCATGGAAGATGATGCCCAACAGCCCAGCACAGAGCGTTACGAAGTTCTAGAGTTCTGGGGTAATGTGGACAGGGACATCCTTGATAACCACAAGGTAACTATCCCTGCTGAACTCAAGAACAAGCCTCAAATCTCGGTCAACATCTGGATTTGCAACGGGAGAGTTCTTCGTCTTGTGATGAACCCCTTCACACCCACGATCATTCCTTTCTACGTTGTGCCCTACGAAATCAACCCCTATTCGATGTGGGGTGTTGGTGTTGCAGAAAACATGGATGACACTCAGACCCTGATGAATGGGTTCATGCGTATGGCAGTGGACAACGCTGCTCTGAGTGGCAACCTGATTATTGAAGTGGACGAGACTAACCTTGTTCCCGGTCAAGACCTGACAGTGTACCCCGGTAAAGTCTTCCGGCGTCAGGGTGGTGCTCCGGGTCAGGCTATCTTCGGCACAAAGTTCCCCAACGTCTCCAACGAGAACATGCAGATGTTTGACAAGGCGCGTGTTCTTGCAGACGAATCCACTGGTTTTCCTTCGTTTGCTCATGGCCAGACTGGTGTGAGTGGTGTTGGTCGTACAGCCTCTGGCATCTCCATGCTGATGTCTGCCGCTAACGGTTCTATCCGCACTGTGGTCAAGAACATCGACGACTATCTGCTTGCACCTCTTGGTAAGGCACTGTTCAGCTTCAACATGCAGTTTGACTTCGACCCTGAGATCAAGGGTGACTTGGAAGTTAAGGCTGCTGGTACTGAATCCTTGATGGCCAACGAGGTCCGTTCTCAGCGCCTGATGCAGTTCCTTGGTGTTGTACAGAATCCTATCCTCGCCCCGTTTGCTCGTATGGACTACATCGTCCGTGAGATTGCTAAGTCTATGGACCTTGATCCCGATAAGGTTGCAAACTCCATGCAACGTGCAGCCATCCAAGCTGAAATCCTCAAGACGTTCCAAGCAACTCAACCCCCTGCACCTCAAGCTCCTCAACCGGGACAACCCCCTGCAGGAGTTCAGGCTCAGGACACGACAGGCTCTGGTGGCGGTAACATGGGCACTGGTTCTGTTCCTACTCCGGGTGAACAAGGGTTTGCAGCCAATACTGGTGAGGGCCAGCAGTGAACCTAAAGCCTTTCGTCAACAACAAAGAACTCTGGACTGACTTCCAGCAGGAGTTGACCAACAGAATCCAAGCCTCCTACAAGAAGCTTGAGCAGGTCACAGACACTGTAGATATTTACCGGACTCAAGGAGAGATTCAAGCCTTGAAGAACCTGATGAAACTCCGTGACAAGGTGAATGCAGAATGATTGAAGACGACCAGACAGTCAGTGCTTTTTCTGCTCCAAACCGCAGAGATGCTTTTCTAAAGGCTAGATCAGAGGCACCGAAGCAAAAAGGTCTTTCCTATGCGGACCTTTTGATTGACAATATTGTTGGTCTTGACAACGAATATGAATCCTTTGGGGAAGCCTTTGGTAAATCCTTCAACGAGGATGAAATTGGTACGCTCAAGAACATGGCAGTCAGTGCTTATGAAGGTGCCAAAGAATTTGTAACTAGCCCCATTGAGACCTCTAAAGACATTGCCACAGAAATCTCTGATAGTGTCTCTCGGCTTGGTACGGAAAGCCTTGACGGAAGACTCAAGCGCATGTATGGTATCGGCTATCAGGATGCCACTGAGGAGCAAGTCACTAGGGCCAGAGAAGCTGTCATTGGCGATGCAGTTGTTGCATCTTCATTGATCCCTGCTGCCAAGGGTGCGACTACAGTAGCTAAGGCTGCTATCCCCGGCAAGATTCAGGCTGATGTTGTGGGCCAAATGCGGTCTCTTGTTGATGGTGACAAGGAGTTCAGAACTGAATCTAAGAATCCTCCTGTTGGTCTGAGCGCAGATGTTGTGGGTTCTCCCTACAAACCAAAGATGTTTAGCTCTGGTGAGGTTGGCCTTAGCCCCAGTAATTACTCTGTTGCAGAGTTCTATAGCCCTACTGTTGAGACCCTACGTAACACAGAGTTTCCCTCTAAAGGTTACAAAGGTAGTGAGCTTCTTAAGCTTCTGAAAGACAAGACTCCGGGTGTTCGTAAAGCAGAACTGGACGCTATGGACTTGGGTATTGACCCTCAGCAGCGTTACACAAAAGAAGATGTTCTTGGACTCGCTGAGAAACGTTCCTACAAGGTTACTGCACAAGAAGTTGATGACCCTCAGTTTAAGGACATACAGAGGCAGAACATCAAAGACCAAGAAGTTGGGTATGCCACACTTAAAATTAATGCTACTCCAAACTCTGAAGACGTACAACCTTTTCTCCCTATCCGTGGGTACACTCATTACGACCCAGAGACCATTGCACATACTCGGGTATCCATTCGAGAAGGTCAAGACGGTGCAGAGTACTTGCTTGTAGAAGAAATACAGTCTGACCTGATCCAGCACGGAAGTGTGAAACCTCGTGGTCCTATCACAGTGGATGACGCATACGAAGAAGTACTAGATTTACTCTCAGAAGATATTACAGCAGACCCTGCACTTAAGTCCGTCTACGAGAATAACCAAAAATACTTTGATAACCTTTTCAAGGTTGGTGCAGAAAACTCTAGGCAGTACAGACTTCGTGAACAAAAACTTGAAATACCCAAGGCAGACTTAGAAAGCTACGACAAACTTGTAGAAGACACTCGTGGTATTGCAGATCAACTTGGAGACGCAGCCTACTCTCCGGGTTTTAGCAAACTCGCAACCATGATGGAGAATGCTGGTTACGAAGAGGGTTACAGAATAGACCGAAGGACAAAAGCCACTGGGTTGTCTCCTCTCACAGAGGACTCGGATGCTGTTAGATTGGCGCTGCAGACTGCTATGGCTAAAGCTTCTGACAGCGATGTTACTTCTATTGTTATCCCTAACGTCCAGAGAATTATCACTGCAGATAGAGCAAGGTTTGGTTCTGAGGCTTACGAGAAGTACATGAAGCCCAGTTCAGGTTTCCAGAGAACTTACGTCAAAGGCGTAGAGAAGTTTATCAAACAACTCCAGTCTGAGTACGGAGACAGAGTAAAAGTTTCTACCGTGGAGTTGCCCTACGTAAAGGAAAAGCTGTACTCTGGTGGCGAAGGTGTGGATGTACCTAAGACTGCGATCAGGATTGATTTCGGTGATTTGAAAGATGTGAACCTCAGGGTTGGAAGATTTGCCGAAGGTGGCATGGTAGAGGATGACCAAATGAATAGACTAATGCAAGAAGGTGGTATGGCTGATGACGGAATGGACCGTGAGCCTATCACTGGTAACGAAATCCCTCCGGGTTCCTTGGCTTCGGAAGTGCGTGATGATATTCCTGCCCAACTCTCTGAGGGTGAGTATGTTGTCCCTGCAGATGTGTTGCGCTACTACGGTGTAAGATTCTTCGAAGAACTACGTGCTCAGGCTAAGCAGGGCATGATGGAAATGGAATCGGATGGCCGTATTGGTGGTGCCCCCGTAGACGCTCAGGGAGTCCCAATGGAAGGCCAAGACGAAGAGCTTACCCCTGAGGAGGAGCAGATGCTGAGAGAGGCTCTGGGAGCTTCTGGGATGGCCTACGGTGGCATGGTTGAGCAGCCTATCTCTACCCCATACCAAGATCAATCTACCCTGTACCAGACTCCTGCAGGCATGGCTGAGGGTGGTGTGACTGGGACTCCTTTCGACAGAACTCAGTTTAGTTTGGGTACAGGCTCTGACATGGGCCAAACAGGTTCTGGGATTGAAACCCGTAAGTACATCAACCCCAAGACCAAAGAGGTTAGAAGCTTCAACTTCATTGGCAATACTCCTCTTGGCCTTGTCCCTCCAGACTTTGTTCCGTGGACTCAAGAGCTTCAAGATCAGGTTGCAGAGGCTCCTGTTGACACTTCTACAACGACACAGAATGACCAGCGTGGTGGACCTGACAGAAGCAGTGGACCTGCAGAGAGTGCCTCTGGTGGTTACGATAACTGGGCAAGAGACAACTACGAATCTATCACATCAGACCCTTACGGTTTTGGTATGAATGCCCTCAGAGGTGCAGAGAACAACCTCGGTATTTTTGGCAAAACAGGTATCGGTGGTATCATCAGTGACGCCAGTAAGATTGGTGCTCTGTCGGACGCAAGGGCTGCTCTCTCGCAACCTAACCTGTCGGATTCTCAGAGAGTGTCTCTGCAGGATGCTATTACGGCAATGGAGAATAGCCTCAGTTCCCCGCTTGCAAGCATGGCAGTAAAATCTGATCTTGTTGCTCAGGGCAAGCAAAAAATCAGTGCTCTTGAAGCTTTTGCAGGTGCAGGTAAAACCACCACGACCGCAGGGACAGGGACAGGCAGAACAGTCTCTACAGGGTCTGCAGGAACGACTTCAACTACAGGTGGGTATCAAAGACCTGGTGGGAGAGACCAACAAGGAACCTCTACAGGAACCTCTACAGGAACCTCTACAGGAACCTCTACAGGAACCTCTACGGGCAGATCAGGTGGAAGAGATCAACAAGGAACTCCCAGTGGAACCTCTAGTGGAACTTCTGTAGGACGTTCTGGAGGAAGAGATCAGCAAGGAACTTCTGGCAGCTACGGTCAAGGTGGATCAAATGCAACTCGTCGCGCAGAGGGTGGCCTCATCTCCAAACCTGAAAAGACTGCTCGCGGTAAAAAAGGTCTTGCCTCTTAACTGAGACTGTGCTATACAAATAATAAGGCTACCCAGCCAAGGCTGGCCCCAACATAAAGGATAAAGAATGTCTGTAACTAAAGTCTACGTCGATCCCAATTTCAGCAGCCGTAATCGCAAACGCATTGAAGCTGAAGAAAAAGAACTTGAAGAGCTTATCAACAAAGCAAAGGCTCCAGAAGAGAAGCCTGAGGAAGAAGTAGAGGTCAAGACCCAAGAGGTTGAGTCTGAACCTAACGACCCGGAAGAGAAGTCTTTCAAGAAGCGTTATGGTGATCTGCGTAGACACCTTTCTGAGAAAGAAAAAGAGTGGGAAGCAAAGTTTGAAGAGTTGAAGAACTCTGTGGCACCCAGTGCTCGTATCCTGCCCCCAAAGTCTGATGAAGATATTGCAGCATGGGCAAGTAAGTATCCTGATGTTGCTTCCATTGTTGAGACGATTGCAACTAAGAAAGCAGAAGAAAAGCTCTCTCAGTACAAAAACAAGTTTGATGAGTATGAAAAGATGTCCGTTGAGGCTGTGCGGAATAAAGCTCTTGATGCTATCCGAGTGTCTCACCCTGACTTTGATGCTCTGCGTAAATCTGACGAGTTCCATAATTGGGCAGAAGAACAACCCAAGTGGGTTCAGGATGCTCTCTATGAGAACGAAGAAGATGCCCGTGCAGTAATCCGTGTTCTTGATCTGTACAAAGTCGATAAGGGTCTTACCCCCTCGGCCATCAAGGCAAAGAACAAAGAAGCTGCCTCTCTCATTCCAACTAAAACCAAAGCCAATGTGGACTTTGATAAGGACGGAGAGAAGATTTATGAGTCCAGTGTTGCCAAAATGAACATGAATGAATACGCCAAGAACGAGGCCAAGATCATGGAAGCTATCCGCAAGGGTAATTTTGTGTACGATCTCTCTGGCGGTGCAAGATAGTGCTTGACAACTAAAGACTTCTTCATATAACTACCAACAAATAGCTGTGGCCTCTTAGTGACACCCGTGGCTATTTGTTTTCCCTTAAAGCTTAACCATCAAGTAAGACTTACCTGACTAAGTACAGGCCCATATTCTTTGAACCGTAACTGATCCTTATAGTTCATAGACGATGCACCCTCGAATCCCGTCAGCCTCTTATAGAGATGTTTCGCTTCTAATCAAAGCCAAATATCATAGGAGGATTTTCTCATGGCTTTCCAAACTGCTGCTGGCTGGTCGAACCTGCCCAACGGTAACTTCTCTTCGGTCATCTACTCGAAGAAAGTTCAACTCGCTCTCCGTAAAGCAACCGTGGTTGGTGACATCACTAACTCGGACTACTTCGGTGAAATCTCGGCTCAGGGTGATACCGTCCGTATCATCAAAGAACCGGAAATCTCGGTCTCGTCCTACGCACGTGGCACCCAGATTCAAGCTCAAGACCTCGACGACGAAGACTTCTCGCTGGTTGTTGACAAGGCTAACTACTTCGCCTTCAAAGTTGACGACATCGAAGAAGCTCACTCGCACGTCAACTTCATGGACCTTGCTACCAACCGTGCGGCTTACCGCTTGGCTGACCAGCATGACCAAGAAGTTCTGGGCTATCTGTCGGGCTACAAGCAGACCGCTCTGCACACCAATGCTGGTGCAGTGAATGACATCGTGAATGGCACTAAAGCTGTCACCACGGCTGGCTCGGACGAACTGCTGGCTTCGATGAAGCTCTCGCGCCCCTCGTTCGGCAACATCACCACGGCTGGTAGCGTTGGGGACTCGATCCCGGTTGCTGCTCGTCTTCCGGGTGCTAGTGCCCTCCCGACCACTCACGTCTCGCCCGTCATGCTGATTAACCGCATGGGCCGTCTGCTCGACCAGCAGAACGTGGACAAGACTGGCCGTTGGTTGGTGATTGACCCCGTGATGATGGAAGTCCTGATGGACGAAGATTCGCGCTTCCTGAATGCAGATCAGGGCGAGTCGGGTGCTCTGCGTAACGGTCTGGTTCTGACGAACTGGAACGGCTTCCGCGTCTACGTGTCGAACAACCTGCCGCAAGTCGGTAGCGGTTCGTCCTTCGTGGGTAACTCCAGCGCCCAGTCCTCGAACTACGGTGTGATCGTTGCTGGTCATGACTCGGCTGTGGCTACCGCTGAGCAGATCAACAAGACTGAGACCTACCGTGACCCGGACTCGTTCGCTGACATCGTGCGTGGTATGCACCTGTACGGTCGTAAGATTCTGCGCCCGGAAGCTCTGACGGTTGCTCGTTACAACCTCGCCTAATATAGACCCTAGGGTATCCCTCTGTGGGGTACCCTTAACCGCCATAGGAAAGGACACTTAAATGGCTACTGTTACCACTCTCGCGGGCGGGTCTGTTGATGGCTTCACCGCTGGGCGTATGCCCTACTTCAAGGAAGTCTTGATTGACTTCGCTGCTGCTGCTACTGCCAAAGGCTCGGCTCTGGCTGCTACGGACGTGATCGAAGCTATCTCGGTCCCTGCCAATACCATGATCCTGAATGCTGGCTTCGAGGTTATCACTGTTGCTGGTGGTGAATCTTCGGACAACACTCTGGACCTCGGCACTGGTGTGGACGCTGACGGTTTCGTTGACGGTTTCGACCTTGACGCTGCTGCTGCTGGCGCTTATGCTCAGAACGCTGCTGCTTTCCAGCCCATCGTGGTTGGCGGTACTGCTGACACCATCGACCTGACGATTGCCACCGCTACGACTGCTCCGACCTCGGGTGTGGTTCGTGTGTGGGCTGTCCTGATCGACGTTGATGCCCGTAAGACTGCTACGGAAGTTGACCGCGACACTCTCGCCTAATTGAGAACTTGAGGGGACTGCTTAGGTGGTCCCCTTTACCCCAAGGAGAAACTAATGGCCATTACTACAGCAATGTGTGCAAGCTTTAAGCAAGAACTTCTTGGCGGCACCCACGATCTTGATACTGACATTCTTAAGATGGCCTTGATTAAGGCATCTCCCACTGGCACATATGGTGCCTCGACAACGAATTATTCTACTGTTACTGGTAACTCTGATGAGGCTAGTGGCACGAACTACACGACTGGTGGACAGACCTTGGACGGAGCTACGATCTCTCTCAGTGGGACTACTGCCATCGTAGACTTTACTGATGAAGTCTTCTCCAACGTCACTGTCTCCGCAGATGGTTGCATTATCTATAATAGCTCTAAATCTAACCGTGCAATCTGTGTGATCGACTTTGGTGGTACCGTGAGTGCTACCGCTGGTGACCTGACAATCCAATTCCCTACTGCTGACGCATCTAACGCCATTATCCGCATCGCCTAAAAGGACACAAGATGTCTTTCTACGACTCCTCAGACGCTATTTATGGGGTCGGTAGGTACGGCTCAGCCCGATACGGTATAGTCACTCCCACGGTACTCCTGACGGGTGTCAGTGCTACAGGTCATATCCGAGAGCCTCACCTTGATGGCTTTGAGATTGACATCCACGAGAAAGTTCCGGGAGTTGTTGCCACAGGCAGCGTTGGGTCTCTCACTCTACACCTCACAGAGAAACTCAATAGCACCTCTGCGACTACATCTGTAGGCACTGTTGTCCCTGTAGTCACCGTCTTTGTAGCCTCGGTAGAAGCCTACGAAGGTATTAACGGAGTTCAGGTAAACGTCTCTGAGCTTCTTGAGTCTGTCTCTGCAACCTTCACTGTCAATGCTGCAGGGCTATACATCAGGTCTATCAACAGGGTTGATATTTTTGGTCCAGATGCTTCTGGGGCGATTGGTACACCAGAGGTTCAAGTCAGAGAGTACGTGAGTGGCGTTAGTGCTACGATCTCTGTCTCCCCAACGAAACAGAACCTCAAGAAAGTTCTTACCGGGGTCTCCGCAACAAGTTCTATTGGAACTCTTGGTCATAGTAACCAGAAACCAATTACCTCTGTTGCTTTGGTTGCAAGTGCTGGTAACACCAAAGAGAACATCGTTGATCGTGTCGTTGGGCAGCAGCTAAGTTCTAGTATTGGGCTTATCACTCACAGCAATACAAAGCGTTTGGTCAGTGTAGGCATGACAGGTTCTATTGGAACTCCCTCAAAGACCGCAGTAAACTTTGACTTCTACGCTGTTAGAGACCTGTATAGTGCCCAGCGCACAGTCCTAATTCCGAGGGCCGCATAATGCTCTCATCCGCTGAAAGAACTTATCTGGTTCCACAAGAAGACAGGATTGTAGTGCTAGAACTGAGAGACCTGAACCGCACTGTAAGCGTACCACAAGAAGACAGGCTTGTTGTCGTTGTAGAAAAGAAGACAGACTCTTTTGAAAGAACTGTGTACGCAACTGAGGATTAAAGATGAGCTTTCGCTGGCCGAACAAAGACCCTGATGAGACTCTAGACTACAGCGTTGACTGGACTCGGTTCTTGGGTGATGGTGTCACTGTCTCTACTGTGCAGTGGTATGTGAAGACAACAACCTACACGACAAAAACTCTGCTTGGAAGTGGTCAAACTCTGGCTACAGCGTCTAGCAATGCAAGCACAGACACAATCCAGAACGTCTCTCAATCTAACACTAGCACTGTTGCAACCATCAACATTGGCGGTGGTTCAAACAACGAAGAGTATACTTTCTACTGCAGAATGACAGATAGTTCTGGCTCTACCGCAGAAAGATCAATCAAGCTGCGTGTGAGGGATCGGTAATGGCTTACAACTTCCTTGGTCTGGTCAACGATGTAAACAGAAAGCTGAATGAGGTAGAGCTTACTTCTGCCAACTTCGACACTGCCACGGGCTTCTACAGTGCTGCAAAAGACTCTGTGAACTCTGCCATCCGCTTCATCAACCAGAGTGCCTACGAGTGGCCCTTCAACCACGTAGAAGCAGAAGACACCCTCTCTGCAGGTGATGTGAGATACGCTCTTCCCTCTGATGTTAAGACTGTAGACTTTGACAGTTTCCGTATCAAGAGAAACAACAGTCTGGGTAACGACACCAGAAAACTCAGGATAATCTCCTACGAGGACTACCTTGAGAGATTTGTTGATGCAGAATACTCTACGGATACGACAATCAGAGGTGTTCCAGAGTATGTGTTCCGCACTCCCAGCCAGCAGTATGGTGTGTATCCACCACCGAATGCAGCCTACACACTTGTGTACGAATACTACCGTTTGCCTGTAGACCTACTGAAGTACACTGATGTTCCCAGCCTGCCAGAACAGTTTCGTTCTATAATCATTGATGGAGCGATGCACTACGCATACTTTTTCCGTGGTAATAGTCAGGACGCCACAATCCACTTCCAGAAGTTTGAGGATGGGATCAAGAACATGCGGTCCATCTACATCAACAGGTACGAATACGTCCGTGACACCAGAGTGATGCACCCGAGGATTTTCTGATGCCGACTTCTTGGCAAACATTTCCTGTTGAGATCAGGGGCGGACTTATCTCCAACCTTGCACCTCTACAGCAGGGTCTTACGGCTCCGGGGTCTGCTCGTCGTCTTGTGAATTTTGAGCCTTCTATTGAGGGTGGTTATCGTAGAGTTCAGGGTTACACGAAGTTTAGCAGCAGCACCATTCCTCCTTATGGAGAGCCTAAGGTTCAAGGCAGCGGTCAGACTGGTACAACCCTCAACATTGCAAACATCTTCTACGCTCCTGTGGCTGGGGATACGCTCACGGTCTCGGGTGTTACTGGCACATACACTGTCAGTGCTGTTACATTTGATTCTACAAACAAGACAGCCTCTCTGACACTCTCTGCATCTCTTGCATCTTCCCCCGCAGATAAAGCAACAGTCACTTTTGCAAACAACACCACGATCCCGGTAGAGGGTCTCATTTACTTTCAACAGAAGGCTATCGCTTATCGTGGTAGTGACCTGTGGCAGTCCAGTGGTGCTGGGTGGACTAAGCTCAACAAACCCAATTATGGCACTATACTGGTCAATGGGGGTTCTCAGACTGGTACCAGCCTTATCGTGGATGGTCTGACTGGCACACCTCAGGTTGGGGATACCTTTTCTATTGCTGGGGTTGAGAAAGTCTATACTATCACCTCCCCGGTCACTGTAACCTCTGGCGGGGCCACACTCTCAATTGCTCCTAGCTTGGCATCTTCTCCTGCAAACGATGCTGCCATTACGATACTTAGCTGTGACAGGTCTCTGGGCAATAGCCTTGTCTTCACCCGTTACAATGTCGCAGGCAGCAGCAAGATTGTGGGTGTGGATGGGACCAGAGAGCCTTTCCTGTACAACGGGACAACCTTCACTGAGTTCACCAGCGCACCCTCTGATGTTGTTGGGGCAGAGCATGTGGTGGAGTTCAAGAACCACTTCTTCTTTGCTAAGAACAATGCTCTCGTCTTTACTGCACCCTACAACGAACTTGACTTCACTGCTGCAAACGGTGCTGGTACCATCACGATCCCTCACAGGGTTACTGGCCTGATTGTGTTCCGTGAACAACTCATCATTTTCAGCACCAACACTATCCACAGGCTTGTAGGGAATACCATCGCAGACTTCCAACTGCAACCAATCTCTCAGGACATTGGATGTGTTCGTAGCGGGACTGTTCAGGAAGTTGGTGGTGACATTGCCTTCCTTGGACCTGACGGTATCCGTCTCCTGAGTGCAACCGACCGTATCGGTGACTTTGGTCTTGCCGTTGCCTCTAGGCCCATCCAGTCTGAGGTTAAGGCTTTCGTTAGCGGTAACACTCAGTTTAGCTCCTGCGTTATCCGTGGTAAGAACCAGTATAGACTCTTTGGGTTCTCCTCAAGCAAGACAAGAGAGACTTCCGAAGGTATCCTTGGGACACAGTTCGCTGACCAGACTGCAGAAGGTATGGCTTGGGCTGAACTCCGTGGCATCATGGTGACTGCTGTTGACAGTATCTACTCGAATGCTGACAGTAGAGAGGTTATCATCTTTGCAAACAAGGATGGGTATGTCTATAACATGGAGACGGGCAACAGCTTCGACAGCGCAGATATTCTTGCTGTGTACTACACCCCCTTCTTCTCTATGGAAGACCCCAGACTCCGCAAGACTTTCTACAAGCTGACCACTTTCCTAGACCCAGATGCTTCTGTTACAGGTGTGGTTACGCCCAAGCTAGACTTTGACGAAGAGGGTGTAATCCAACCTTCTGGTGTGAACATCGTCAGCACTTCTGGTGGTGCATCCTACTACGGTTCCTCTGAGTATGGTTTCGGTAGATATGGGGCCAAGCTCAGAAGCACCTTTACCTCCCAGATCATAGGTTCTGGATACACTGTGAGCTTCCAGTTTGTGTTTGACGGGGTTGACCCTCCGTTCTCTCTGGACGCTCTGGCAGTAGAATACCTTACAAACGATAGGCAGTAATAATGGCAGGCTACACTCGTAACGACACTAGCAACAACATTGCTACTGGCAACA